TTTCGTTTTTCCGACTAATAACTTTTCCGCTTGCTTGCTGTAGACAGCCTGTAGAGCGGGTGAGCACCATGTGGCGCTGTATTGGTCCTGCCACATAACTTTTCGATGCTGCATGGAACCATGTTTGTGTCCGGCGGCTTCGCTACAAAAAGGGCACATCGCTTCGGTTTCTGACCCATAACTTTTCATGTCGTCGTGTAAATGCGCTTCTCTCAAGGGGTTATGTTCTGCCACATAATTTTTCGTGACACCGTGAAAAAGACCGTTTGCGCAGCTCTGAGCATGAGAAAACAGCGCAACAAGCTGCATGGAAAAGATATGCGTCAGAAGATGCCTGTTTTTTCCCTTCAACTGCTCAAATTCCAGTGAAAATTTATGCGTCAAACGCGAAAAGTTATTCGACGATCAACACACATACGTCTTCTTGTTTCCCATCGGAGTTCTCAGTGTTGCATACCCAAACCGATTACGGGCACCACTCCAGAGCCAGCACGTCTCCGTCTTCTCGACATGACGCCAAAAGCGCACTTCTATTGGCAGAGCACGGGCTTTCATCGCACATGATCGTGAGCAACGCTTGATACCAACCTGCCTTGGAACAAAAAACCGTTGACACACTGGACAAGCTTGCGGCGCTAGAGGGACACGAAGATAGCGTCCGAACTCGTCACGCAGGCGTGGTACACTGTGGTTAGCCATGATTGCGACTCCATTCCAGTCGTAAGTGTGGTTAGGGGCGTGTGGGGGTGACATCCCTACACGCTTCGCACTAATTATACCACAATGGCTTATCATCTTCGCCCCCAAAGACCTTTCCCAGGGTGCCAGAACGTCTCAGGAATCTTCACCGCCGGCGTATCTTCATGGTATCCGACCGCGAAGCAGCGGAGCGCATCCGCTCCATGACTAGACCAATCATGTCTAGGTCTGTCAGACCAAGTTTTGGTAGACTCGTTCCAATCGCGTCTATAACTTTTGAGACTTTCAAGCCCTTCGTGACATTTGTCCTGATCAAAGACAAAGCGCGGGAACATGTTGCGTACTGCCGCAATGCCATCGCCAATGTCTCCACGCGGCACAACCACAGACGGTCGCAGTCCTAAGCTCTCTGCAATGGCAAGCCGTGTTCGACCATCGCTGGAAAAATCACGCGCCTCTGCATCGTGCGGCCAAAAAAATCGACCGTAGACGTACTGTTTTTCCTTGATGACTTTTGCATACCAGTCGATGCCGTGGTCAGACGCCTCTAAGTAATCAATCACGTGGATCATTTTTCCGACCGCTTGAAAAAACCAGATCGCCGTAGAATCCCCGACGCCGATATCGAGTGCCACATGCACCGGCGTGGACGGCTCCCACGGCACCCGCGTGATGCGCTGCTCCTCGCGGGCCGTGTCGAGGTAGGAGCCGTAGTACGAACCGATCAGGGCACTCTCGAAACTGCACTCGAACTCTTGCGCATATTGCTCTGGCGCCATGGTATTGCGGGCACTCTCAAGCTCCTCCTCGGGCAGCACATGCGTGTCAGCCACGGTGTACAGCGCGGCATGCCAGCCCGCGTCGTGCTGCGCCCGCTGGTACAGATCGTAAAAATGGTTCTTGCCCATGGGCGTGCCGATAAACGTGGCCCAGCCTTCCCGGTCAGCTAGGGCTGGCCTGACCACCTCAGACCAGATACGCGGACGCATCTGCCCGTATTCATCGAACACGGCGCCGTCGAGGTACAGCCCACGCAGGGCATCCGGATTGTCGGCGCCGAAGATTTGGATACGCCGGTCCCCGGTGAGGTCCACACGTAGCTCGGCCTCGTTGATCTTCGTGCCGGGCAGCGGACGTGTGAGGTGTTTCAGGAGATCCCAGGCAATCACCTTGCCCTGACGGTAGAGGGGGGCGATGTAGCCGTAGCGGGGACGCTGGCGGGTATTGGCGTAGGCATCGGCGATGAGTTGGTAGAGCGCTAAAACCGTTTTACCCATGCGTCTGTGACAGACCCACACATTAAAGCGCTTGCGGGCGTCATAGAGCAGACGCTGGTGCTCCCGCAGGGGCGGGAAGTTGACCACGAGCGGCTTAGAATGAGATCGTGACCGAGCGCGGGCTGTCGCCGTCGCCATTGTCAACCACCTCTATGGGCTTGCCGAAAGCGTAGGACAAGAGCGTCTTCGCCAGGTCGGCAGACATCAGCCCGTCTTGCGCCTGTTTCAAAAGCGTCGCGATGACCGCAGGGTCTTCCATGATGGCCCTGGCGTAGCGTTCGCCGTCGAGGTGACGCTTATTCGGGCGTCCCTTGCGCGAGCCGCCACCCGTTTTGATGCCACGTGCCATGCCTTCGCACTTTATGGCAGATTGCCATGAGGGCCATGCGCTCCACTCCGCTGGCGGGTGTCTGCACCAGCGGAGCAGGTGCTGTAATTCATAGGGGCTTGATGCCGTGCACAGGAGGTCGTAGAGGATGAAACTACCGGAGAATAGGCGCAGCGGTAGTTACATCAAGACTAACATACAATAATATATTATTATATGTTATATCTCTACGAACTACCGCACGAGCGTGAAGGTACAGAACGTGTGCGGGCGTGTCAAGCGCAAACGTGTCAGGCGTCGCGGTCGCGCAGCAGGCAGGCTTCGCGCAGCAGCCTGGCATACGTCGACTGGCGCCGGCGTTCCCGGTACGCGGCCCAGACCCAGACGGGCAGCGAGACGACGGCGCCGAGGGCCAGGCCGGCCAGGCCGCACCAGAGCAGAGCAGGCATGGGCGTCCCCTCTCCTGTGGTGTGTGCGCCCAGCGTAGCACGGGGCGTGCGGCAGCGCTAGTGCCCGTTGCGGTGGCGCTGGATGTCGATCAGTCGTTCAAGCATCGCTTCGTTCTGGGCGATGCGTGTTTCGTTCTGGGTGATCCGGTGCCGCGTGTCCTCGATCATCTGCAGCAGTGTGGCCTGCATCTCCTGCTGGCGCGTCATGATATCGGTCAGTTGCGTCAGCATGGCCTCGTGCCTGACCAGGTCCGCGTGATGCCGGCAGGTGGCCTGCGCCTGCCGGCGCTGGGAGGAGTCGGCGAGGAATTGCGCCCGGCGTAGCAGCTCCTGGGACTGTTCCAGGGCCGTGAGGCGGGCGAAGGCGTCCGGGGTGAGGTCATCAGGCATGGGACACCTCCTCAGATCGCCCAAGCAGATAATCCGCACTGACGTCCAGGACATCAGCCAGGCGCACGAGGCGTGCCAGAGTTGGCACACTCACGCCCCGTTCATACTTACTCACATCGGTCTTAAACAGGCGGGCTTGCTGGGCAACGTCCTCCTGACTGAGACCACGCCGCCGGCGCACAAGTAATAAGCGTTCCTGCAAAATCGGCACACGTTCCATAGTCACCTCCTACTACAATGATAGCAAGAGATGAAAATACTTTCAAGTTTTTGCTATTATTCACTTGATTAGGTAAGCGAGTTAGGCTATATTTAGAGTGTAGACAGGATACAGCATGGCGCGCGGCATTCTCCCCAGAACGGACCGTGCGCCACACCACCCCCAACCCCGCGAGGAGTCAGGATCATGGCAAAGTTTGGACACGTACAAGGCACAAAGCAAGAGAAAAGCGGCGCCAGCGACTGGTACCGCCAGCACGAAGCCGCGCACCTGGCCCGTATCGAAGCCGCCGAGGACGCGGCCCGCGCGCTGACGACGGCCCTGGCCATCCAGGTCGGCAACGCCGCGAGTGCCATGCCCGAGGCGGCACCGCGGATCGCCAAAGCGGCCAGCCTGGTCCAAAAGAAAGACGTCTGGCCGCTGAGCGACGGGACCTTCCTGGTCGGCAGCGAGACCGATACCGAGCTGGCCTACCTGGTACGCCGGGGGCCATGGACCTGCGATTGTGCCGATCACACGCAACGCCAGCACCTGTGTAAACACGCACTGGCGGCGATGTTCACCGTCAAGCTGGGCAGCCAGTATACCCCCTCCTACCAGTAACCCTACGGGGGTCGAGAGGCCCCCTTTCCCTGAAGGAGCATACCAATGTACGAACCATGCCTTTGCGGGGCAGACGATTGCCCTTCCTGCTTTCCCGGTCGTGCGTCACGCCGCTACCCCCTGGGCAGCCTGAGTGCCGAGGACTGCGACATCCTGAACGAGGAATACCGTGCCGAGCAAGCCGCTGCTGACGAGGAAGCCGAGCTGACCTACCGCCGCATGCTCGAAGACGAGGACGATG